CTCCAAATGTATAATCACCATTAGGAGCTAATTTTCTATATTTCATGTAGCTACCGGGCCTGTCTCATCAGGGCCATTCATAACCCCTACGTGTTGATGTAAATTATAAGGTTCACCATTAATAAGGACATTACCTTTTAAATTAATAATTGCAGATGAAATAGTAAATACACCCGCTTCTAATACCCCAACAACATCCCCAATAATAAAACGTATCATCGCATCATTAACAGCAATCCGAACATTACCAAGAAATGATCTTAATTCGATAGCATCAGGAGCAATCGCAGGAATAACATTAGGTAAACTATTCCCACCTGGAATAGCTACCGCATCAGATAGATCGTGAAATCTTCTATCATTCCAATTCGATACTTGCCCTGTTGTATACCATGAATCGTAGCATCTATCATTAAATAATAACTGAACCTCATCCCCTGGAACCAACGGAAAAGTAATAGCCCCAATTGAACTATGAGGGTAGACTACAACCACATCAGGAAGAACCGGAAGAGTTCTCCATTGAACCGATCCAGTTTCAGGATCAATTATTTTTTCTCTAATCAAAGGCTGTACCGTTACCGTTTGCTTTATAGCGTCAAACGAGATAACTCTTGCAGGCATTGCCACTCTTATTTTGGCGGAATGGTCATCAAGAATACGTTGTGTCACACTATCATTAGAAGCTAAACGCTCTAAAACATTAATAATAGGGCGTACAAATTGATTAAAACTAATCCCGCCAAAAAGTAAAGTCATAATTATACCCCTGAACTATTAGGATCAGCAAACATAGCAGGTAAGGCTCCTGCTTGTGAAATGGCTTCAATGTCATAGTACCAATCATTGCCACGTGTATCACCTGTTGCAGTGATTCCAATGATACGATAGACTCCATCAAGATCTAGTAATGTTTGAGGAGTACCAAACTCTAATTGATTCAAAATGACATTTTTATTGTTAAGATGAAACCAATTATTGATTAATAGATTTGTATTGATTAGAGTTTTAACTTGTACGCCTTGATCGGTTTGAGCAGGAAACCCTATCATACCAGATTGATAATTTAGATTAGGTACAACAGGGGGAGGGGGTTGGTCTAAAGCTGAAATATTAGCAACTCCATTATCAAAATAAAAGAATGCATTATTATTTAATGCAAGACTTCTTAAAAAGTCTTTAGGTTGCCCAAAAAATATTTTAGCCCGTGCTGTAGCTTGTTGCGGTAATTCACCATTAATTTTAATATCAAATGGGATGCTTGCAGAACGTGCTACTCTTTCCGCAATTTGTTGGGCTGTTTGCCCATTTGATAATACAAAATCACAAACACCAAGATTCAGAGCATCATCACCATCAATACAGATAAGTTTTAAATAATATGTTGTTCCGTCTTCTTTTCCTCTAATAGGTTGACGGATAAATCCTTGGAAGATTAATCCAAAGTTTCCATTTTTATAACCCGCTTCTAAAACAATCTGTTGACCATTTTGTAATATATCTGTTTCAGTATCAGCAGATAAATTATATATTGTAATTTCAGCAAATTGATAGACACGATCTATACGTTTTTCAACTCGAAAAGTAAATCGTATATTATCACTAAAAGTGATAGCTTGCCCTCTATAGGTTAGAATCGCAAGGCTATACTTTCTATCATAAAATCTTGTCATTGCCACATCATTACAAAATTAGTTCCCCAATCAGTTTCCCCTGGATAGTTAGGAGCTTTTGACGACAGAGGAATAATATATGCATGTCCTATATTCAGATACTGAAACTGTTGTAATGAATCAGGAAATGGTATGTCTCCTGTTAACAATGGAAACCCTTCAAGAATAGTGATATTATTTACAACGTCAGAAATTGTAGCTTGCCAATAGTTAGCGATTCGATTCCAATAGATATAGAATCTTAAAACAATATTCTGGCCTTCTTGAGGAATAGTCACTGTAAAATCTTGATTAGGTTGATTTGAAACAGGTATAATGATCATAAGTTTTTCAAAAAGTTTACTGCTGCTTTATTAAATCCAGCAGGGGTGCCTAATTCCTCAAGATCTTTTTGGATAGCTTCTAAACTACCTGGAATAGGTTGTGAAGAAACTTGACCTCTAGGAGTTGTATTAGTTGCATTAGGGTTTAGTGTAAGTATAGTTAATTGGGAGTCTGCAACAATAATCTGAACCAAATTAATAGTTGCTTTTAAGACTTCAACTGTTTGATAATCGTCTGATACATCAATTGATTCGATTAAAATATAATCAAAATGACCGTATTTACTATCAAGAGTTAAAAATTCTCTTGCAGCTTGTAATTGCACCAAGGTATTATATGCATTGATCGCTCTTGTAGGTGTTGCAGGAAATTGTCCAGGAATAATAGATTTAACACAGTCAGTCATTCCTATATCAAATGAAAATCGGATAGGATTAACAAATGAATGATCAGTTATATTTGCACCTGACTCTACAGGATGTTGAGTATATGTTAATGAATTATTATGATGAAGGCGCAACCAAGCATCAAAACATAAACCGTTAAGATTCCAGCCAGAAGGAAGAGGTTTATTTGCAATTGATACAGATAACCCTGTTACAGCAGGAGTAGACATTAGATATAAATACCTCGCATGTTCCTAGCTGTTAATGTGTCTCGTAATTTATTACTTACAGCTTCAGCTACTTGTTTAGGGTGTTGAGCACCATTCACATGGATATTAATTGTAGGGGATTTTGTAGGCTGAGCGGCAGTCATTTTAAGTTTTTCTGCGTATTCCATGGCACGTTGTGGAGCGATCTGAGCATGGAAGTGTGGACCACCCCATACGGCTTGTCCTTTAGGACGTGAGCGTTCATCAAGGACTTTTAAGCCGTAAGTTTCACGCAGACGCATAATGACTGAATCATTAACCCCTCGATGATCAAAATCAATAGCCTGACCTAAAGCGTGTTTACTCCCTTTATTATGCCTCCCACCTGTAGTAGATGTAATTCTTAAATTTTCACGTCTAGCTATTTCTTTTAAATAATCAAGACTTGAACTAATAGTTTTTACTGTAGATTGAGTATTATTTTTTTCACCTGGGACTTGTAAAACAGGAGCTTTACCCGAACGACGCAGGATAAAGCTACGCTGATCTTCCATAGAAGATTGAATTGAATTTTGAACGTGTTTTACTACAGCTTTCCCTATAACTTTCTGAGGATCTTTTGTAACGCTCTCAATTGCTTTACCCCATTCTTTAGCACCTTTTGTAATATCAAGATTTTCAATACGATCTAAAAATTTATCGAATTTATTTAACAGAAATAAAGATACATCTATAATAAGTTTTAATAGAGCAGGTATACGATCAAAGAATGGAATTAGTTGTAGAAGTTTCCCAGCGATTTCAACTATTTTAACTGCAACATCAAAAATTCTAACAAAAATTGCTAGAAAACCCGCCAAATAATTAGACCAGACTTGAAAGTTTTTCTGAGAGCCTTTGACCCATTCAGTTAACATTTTAGTTAACTGTTTAATAGGCCCTTGCAGGATTTTTGCTAAAGCACCTGCAACATAGATCCAGAAATAGGAAAAAATTACTTGTAGTTTTTGAACCTCATACCCAACTTCACGGATACCTTTCAAACTCTCTTTAGTGTCATTTCCAGGCTCAAGACTACGTGATAATTGACGTAAAGCTAAAAACTGTTTACGTTGTTCAGGAATTAGATTTACATACTTTAGATCATTGAGGTCTTTTACACCCATTGTATCCATTACTGTTTTTAATGATCGTGCATTTTCAACAGTAGTGTATAAACTAATAGCTAATTTTTTTGTTTCTAAATCAGCTTGAGCTACTTTATCTAATAAAGCGGCTATAGCTGTAGTAATGGCAATAGTTGCTAATGAAAAAGATAAAGTAAATTGTTTACTAAAGGTATTAATAATTTTATTTACACGTAAAAATGAGGCTGTATCAATAGATGCGCCGATTTTTACTAGATATTCTTTAATTACATCTATCATGATAGTTCCTCTGCAACTTGCGAAAATTGAGATTGTTCGTTAACAATAATTTCTAGGATATCAAATAGATCCCCTATATCATAGGTTCCGTCCCATAGCTCGAACTGTCTCCAGTATTTTGCTCTGACGGGGGCATAGAGGAGATCTCTTGACCAGCTATCGGAAAGTATTCGGCTACCTGTTCCCCCAGTGTTTGTAGCTGGTCTGCTACGAAAAAATCAGACATGCTATGTACAAAAGATAAAACTGTAAGAGTTAAAACTTGAGGGGCTGAAAGAGATAAATCATTGATAAATCCGTCTTGATTGATAATACAATGATTACCTGATTCTAATCTATAAAATACTTTTGATAAACAATCTTTTTGAATTTTTTTAAATTGCTCAAAATCCATATTAACAAAAGTTTGAAGATTAGAAAGGAAATCACTATCGCTAGAACCAAGCATTGCACCAAAAAGTTTAGTAGCCCAAAAACACGCCACTACTGGAGTGAATTTTTTTATGGTATAGATTTTATCATTTAATTGTAATTCTTTAATAGCTTCAGACATTAGTTTAAACTCCCTTAATCAGATTTAGAATTGGTAAGCAATTTCAGCAGCCATAAATGTCCAGGTAACATTTTGACCTTGTTGTTGGTAAGGTTGATCAGCCCGTTTAGTTAATGAAACTCCAGTAGCTAGAATTGAATCAAATGTACCCGCAGGTGAAGAGATTGTAATTGCGGTTTGAATCCAAGCGGCTGTTTGTTGTGCTTGAACAAAGTTAAATAATTGTTTTAAGTATTTATGCAATGGACTAGTTTGTTGCATAGTCATTGCAAGAGTACCATTATTAGCTTTGATTTTTGATACCATTACTGAACCATCAGCAGCTAGATCATGTGCTGTGTTATCATTTGAATAACTAATAGCTATTTCCCCAATACCTTGACCATTTAATGAAAATGCAGGAAATTGAGGATGCGCTATTACTGCAATAATATCACTAAAAGAATAAGTCGTTATAGACATTTATCTAATTCCTTATCTATTCACATTTACTTGAATAAGTACAGAATGAATAGCGCCTGCTAATTTGATAGGGACATAAATATTAGGAGCAATTCTGCGTTCCCGAAGTGTAGGATCTTGTGCATCAATTGAATCGCTCATAACTAAGAAACCAGAATCTAAATAGTCTCCAGTATTCAAGGACAGAATAGGCCCACCGTTCCATACACCTGGAGCGATAAACCCTATGTTGACAAGATTCTGGCAAGCCTGTGATACGGTCATTCTCAACCGGGCCATACCTTCTTCAGTTTGAGGAATTTTAGGGGCTTGGTTCAGAAGATTAGCTACATTTAACTGAATCTGATTCGCTAATTTATCAAGGTATATAATCTCATCAAAGAAATCACCAGAAAATTGAGTACCATTCTCATACCAATTAAAAAATGCACCCCTTTGAATATACACGTTACCATTATTGGTTTTAACATTGATAACAGAATTTTCACTAAAATCATCAGGGGCTACACCTTTAATAGGTTTAAATTTAAGAGTATAAGCAGAGTTAGCAAGATCACTTGTAGCACCCATTGCATACCCAAGGATACCAGCTACAGTGTATGGAGGAGCCGCACAAAGCCCCTGTGTACGCCGATATCCTAAATCTTTCAATTGCTCAAAGATATTACCGGGAGTATTGTTTAATACATCAGCATCAAAACTTTGTATCCAGTATTGAGTATAAGGATCAGTTAGGGTTTCAACATATGCAGCAATTTCTAAATGATCTGCATCAAGAGCTTCAGGACAGGTAACAATATACCATTCCCGATTAGTTACACGGCACGCCTGTACAGCTTCTAATAAACTTTCGCCAACACCTTGACGCCCAATAGCTACTTGTTTAGGAGATTGTTGATTTGCAAAATATAATGTAGCTGCTTGCACTTCATTAGAAGAGTTAATGAATCCATCAGCTAACATTTCATCTACTGAAGTGTAGATTTTAACGCGGGTCACAGTTGAAATAACTGTACTATCACCAACAATTAAGCCAAGATTAAAACCTTGGCGTGGTGCACCGATAGCGGGAAGATTATAGATAACATCAACATCAGGGGTCAACGATAATGGAGACATTTTCCACCTCAGTTATTAATTCTACAGGAACAGTTTTAATGTATGGGACAGGCCCAACACGTAAGGTTTCAAGATTAAAATAAGCTGTAATATCTGTACGGTCCCACCATTGATTATTAAACATATATGGGACCCGTCGTGGCGCTGGTACATCCGTAAGAGGGAAAATACCTGCTTGTCTTAAAATCCGTCTTCCTTCTCTAGTAAGGAGTTTATTTCTTAAATTATCCGCATTGTTAAAACTATGCGGCCCGTGGCATATCCAAGTAATTTGTAGAACTCTTGTATAAAATATATTTTCTTCTGCTTCATCAGGATTATTATCTAAATACTGAATGTGTCGATTTTTATCATATTGATCATCTTTAAGGTTCACAATAATAAAAATTACATCCTCTTGATTTTCAAATGCTGGTTGAGAGTTAGGGGAATATGTATGTCTTATCTTATCTGAAGGCACATTAGAATTAAGAAGAGTTAATGTATAAAATACATTTTCAATTTCTTCTAATGATAAAATAGCCATATCATGAACCTAATTTACGTACCGCTATAACTTTGTAATAGCCAAAATCACTGTAATCATCCACCGCAACTACTTTATAATAAAACCCATGAAACTTAATCTCATCTGAAAAACCTTCATCATGGTTATTTCTAGTAGTATAAACAGGTATTTTAGTATAGATTCTAATACTACCTGAAATAGAATCCCCTTCAGGCAGCATATGAATTTCTTTAGTAGTTAGAGGATCAATAATCCCTGTCCCTACTAATTCTGTAATCTCTCCTATAGGTCTACCATTTAACCAAGTAGTATGGCTCCTAATCAGAATAAATGATTTAGGTTTTACAAAATCTGTATCTATTGTGATATCACCTAAATTAATCATTAGTTATCTCTAATTATATAAGTAATTGAATTTAATAATTGAGCAGTATCAATTAGAGGTTTATCACTTCCTTTTCTAGCAATTGTAGCAGGTTTAATAGGTTCCCAACCATTTTTAGAATTAGTAAACCAATTTTTAACTGTACTTTGTCCTAATAAACCTAATGCATTAAGGCTAGCTTGAGTATCTTTATTTTCTAATGTACATTCTAAAACTACTTTTTGTTGTTTATTAATTTGCTCAATATTATCTTCAATAGCGGGTTCTAAAAATTTTCGTTTAGGTAAATTA